ATGTCGGTTGAATCATTTGGAACAAGCCTTTTGAAGGTGTGCCACGTTGTGCATTAATATCCCAATTGTTAACCGCGTTTGGTTGGTAATTAGATTCACGCTTAGCAAGTCTCATCATCGCATCATGGATGTGTCTTGATTTATATCGACCACCTAACACATTCTGTGCCTGTCTAATAATACGGCTTGCATACGTTGCGCCACTACCTGATGGATAACCTTTACCGCCACCAACATTTAATCTACCATTTGCTTTCGCTTTCCTTAAATATGGTTCAGGGTCAAAATGACGACCATTTCGACGCATTTCAAAATGTAAATGTGGACCCGTACTAAATCCAGTATTACCTGTTAGCCCTACTACATCACCCGGTCTAACGGTTGAACCCGACGCAGGTGATTTACTAAAGTCTTTTAAGTGAGCAAACAACATATCTATGGCACCGCTAGTAATTTTTACATAGTTACCATAACCCCCATGCATAAATGGCATACGGGTTAATCTTCCACCCATTGGAGTGCGTACAGTTTGATAAACAAAAGGAAAGTCGACACCTTCATGGAACGGTCTACCAGTTGCTGCAGTATATGCTGCAGTGTGTCCGTAATGATAGTTAATTTTGTCAGGGTCTAAAATACCACCGACTAATTCCCCACCAAGAGAATCGAAGCCACTTTGCATCCAATCAATAGCACCTTTCTTGATTTTATTGAATGCAGCACGTGTGATGTCTCCAACTAACCCCATACCTTTAGTGATTGAATCAAAGTTAATACCTAGGTTAGACAATAACTTATTAAATAATTTAGCCGGGTCATCCATATAATCTAGGACATCACCGACTTTATCAGAAAGCCATTCACCTGCGCCTTTTAATTTGCCACCGACCCAATCTTTAGCATTGCTAAACCATGTACCAATACTAAAGTGTGGAAGTGTACCAGTAGATAACATCTGTTGTCGCATACTACCGCTAATTACACGTGACCCTTTAGGCAAAAATGTAGTCGTGTCTTTTGCAGGCGTTAATGCTACTCGTCCGTTAGGGTATTCGATTAACTCACGACGACCGTCAATACCTTTACCATTACCAGGTCCTTTATCTCCCACAACTGCCATAGTCCCCTGTTTAAGGCGTCCATCAGATGTTGTGCTTATATGTCTGTTAATGCGTTGTGTACCTGTGGATAATTTAGGTATTTTAGGTAAACTCAATTTAGAGCCTACCCAGTTTAAACCGTCAATTAATCCATTCAAACCTTTTTTAATGGCACTAACCATTCCACCAATATGACCTTTGATTTTATCTATAATATTTGCAAGCCCGTTTTTCATATTGTTAAACGTACGTTTTACAGCACCCCATAAATCGCTTGCTATACCAGTAACTGCACGTTTAATCGAATCCCACTTATCAACTAGGAATGATTTAACGCGATTAAATATATTGCGTGTTCCGTCGAATAAATTGTACCAAGTACGTTTAACGCCGTCCCATAAAATCCTGACATATCTAACGACAGAATTTTTAATACTGGACCACACACTAGAAATCCATGCTCGTAAACTCGAAAAAATATTTTGGGTCGCTCGACTTAACGAATACCATATATTTTTGACGATTTGATAAGCACCACTTGCCAGTCTGTACATCGTTGATTTTATCGAATTCCAAATTGTAGTAATTATACCTTTGACTAAATTGAAAATAAATATAGTTGCATTTTTAATGTTATTCCAACTATTGATTACCATACTAGCTATTGCACGCGCTACGGAGATAACCGCAAATTTAATTAAATTCCAAGTATTAATGAATGCATTTTTGTATAAATTTAGTATGCCTTTGATAATTATAAGTAACCCGTTAAAAATTGCCGTAATACCAGACTTCCATGCGTTTATGATAAACATTGTTACAGATTTAATGGTATTCCACACACCAACAATGACATTTTAATGGTGTTGAATATAGTGGTTATCACAGCTTTCCATATATTGAAATAAGATTTCAATAACGTCCACCATGTCTGAACGATTAACATTACGCCGGTTTTTAATCCATTCCATACTGCAATACCGAATGTTTTAATACCATTCCAAATAGTCAACAAACCATCTTTAATAGTATTCCATATTTTAATTACATTATTACGGAACGTCTCGTTATTCCTCCACAAATGAACGATTGCAGTAACTAATAAACCTACTGCAGTAATTACTAGGCCGATTGGACCTGTCATAAATCGTATTGCTAAACCTAAACCACGTGTTACAAGTGCAGCCGTTTTAGTAACCAATGAATACTTACCAGTTAATACTGTTTGTAATGCTATTTGTCCTTTTGCCACACTTAATATAGTGTTTAGAAATCCAGTCGCTAACGCCCAACCTTTAGTAATAAAGCTTAACGTTCTAATGCTTGTCATCAACGGACCTATTACAGTCATTGCACTACCTATTGTGGACACCATGACACCTAGTGTTACAAGTAAAGGGCCTATTGCAGCGGCTACTAAACCTAGACCAACAACTATCTTTTGCGTACCTTTAGGCATCTCATTTAATTTACTTGCTGCATGTGATACCCATTCCGCTAACTTTTTAATGTACGGTGCCATTACGTCACCTATACTAATCGCTAACGATTCAATAGCCGATTTCATTTGACGAAGTGAACCACCAATACCGCCTTCCATTTCTTTGGACATACGATTCGCAGCACCTTTAGAACCGTCAATTGACTTTGTTAGTTTTTGATAATCTTCATCTGATGCATTAATAATTGCTAACGCACCACTCATGGCTTCTTTACCAAATATTGTGGATGCAGCATTCGCTTGTTGCTCTTTAGATAGATTTTTGAACTTACCACGTAATTGATCCATTACATCACGCATTGGTAACATGTTGCCATTGCTATCAGTAATAGATATACCTAACTCATCCATTTTCTTTTTCATGTCGCCTGTGGGCTTTGATAAGTTAGTAAACATAGTACGTAGCGCAGTCCCTGCCTTTTCGCCTTTAATACCTGCATTGGACATTAAACCAATTGCAATAGATGTATCTTCCACAGTGTATCCTAAAGCCCCTGCAACTGGTGCAGCATATTTAAATGCCTCACCTAAACCACGGACATCAGTGTTAGCTTTAGAGCTTGTTTGTGCTAAGACATCGGCAAAATGTCCGCTATCTTTAGCTTTCATTCCAAATGCAGTTAAACTATCGGTTACAATATCACTTACTTGTCCTAAATCTTCACCTGATGCGGCTGCTAACTGCATGACACCATCAATACCGCCTAACATATCTTTAGTATCCCAACCGGCAAGCGCCATGTAGTTTAATGCATCGGCGGATTCACTAGCACTAAATTTAGTTTTAGCACCCATTTCAAGCGCTTTATCACGTAATTGTTGAAATTCATTACCCGTAGCCCCTGACGTTGCCTTAACTTTACGCATTGAGTCGTCGAAGTCTATACTCTTTTTAACTGCTGCACCAAACCCGGCAACAATCGGTGCACTTACATACATACTCATGTTACGACCGACTGACTGCATTTTACTGCCAATCTCTTGCAAACGAGGTCCCAACTCACTAAATTTATTACCAATCTTACCCATAGTCGTGTTTAAAACTTGTTGTTGACGCTCCAAAGCTTTCATTTCAGCTGTTGCTTCATTAAGTTCACGTTCGTATTTATTTAATTCGGCATAAGCTTCATTATATTTAGCAGCTGCTGCTTGTGTTTTAGCGCTATTCTCCCCAGTTTCTCTCGATAACTGGTCATAATTGTTTTTCAATTCTCTGACTTTTTGAGCTTGAATTTGTTGGCGTTTCGTTAATCCATCAACTTTCACTTTTGACTTTTCAAGCGATTGATCATAACGTCCAAACTTTGAAAGGTTGGCGCTCATTTCTCTTGAAACCATGCGCATTTGTCGATTCAATCCAGTAATACCACGATTAAACCCCGACCCGTCTAAATCAACTTTTATGACCATATTACCTGCTACTG